GAGATATATGATTGTAGAAGCAGCGTACTTGAGTCCGCTACCTCCACCCATCTCTTTAGTTGGGACGTAGGCACCAACGACATCGTATGTGTGATTTGTAACCAGTAGTGGGACATTCGCTTTTCCAAGTTTCAATGTAAGAATTCTGAAGATTGCTTTCACAACTTGTGCTCTAGTCATGTCACGAGTGTCTTTACCCTCTGCACTGTCTGCTAGTTCTTTAGATGTGGAAAGCATACCTAAAGAGTCTAACACAAACATCATAGGTTTGCGTTCTTCTGTCTTCTGTTCAAGATATTTATCTAATATTTGTATAGCATTAGTTCTAAATTCTTGCACAGTTGTAACAGGAACTAAGATCATACGTGAACCATCTATGCCACGTTCATCAATCATATCTTTTGTAACTGCTGCTTCACTCTCAAAGTAAACAACACCCGCATCTGGGTTGTCACGTAGATAACTTTGCACTACACCTAGACAAAAGAAAGTTTTACCTGTGCCACTCTCTCCTGCTAGTGCAGTAATTTTATTACTTGGAACTCCTTTGTAGATAGATCCACTAACTAATGCATTAAAAATATATGATCCTGTGTCAACGAAAGATTCAATGTCACCTACGCCACCCTCGTTCATAAGTCCTGCGTAGTCATTGTCAATCTCTTTGACAATGTTTTTTAAAAATGATGTAGTCATGCAAATAAGAAATCTAGATTAGCTTTTCTCTCTGTTTCCCATCCTATCACATTTGTGATAATTTGTAAAGGATCAAGAAACGATTTTTTAAATTGGGTATCACGATCTATCGAACCTTGAAGACCCAATTCACGTGGGAATGTGTTAAGGAACGATATAACGTTTTCATGTATAAGATTGTTTCTGTGTAAAAAGAGATACTTAATTTTTTCGCCCTCTTGAACTAGTGGATATTTGTATTCAAGTTTATTTTTTGAGATGTGAAAATTATAAAGCAAAGTTCCACGAACATGTAAAGGCGTCCCCTTTGTATACACGGATGTTGATGATTTGAATTTGCGTAATCCATTGACTGACCTCGGAAATGCGATTTCTTCTGGTGGTAAGGAATCAAATGTTTGCCTAAAACTATCTATGTACGATACAAGATCGCTCTCTGTGCCTGTCATCATGATTTTGATAGCTTCTTTAATGGCAGTTCTACATGGTGCAGGAGTAGATGACTTCACTGCTTCAATACCCATCATTTTTAATTTGGGTTCTTGGTATCTTACACCTTCACTATCCCACACGTTGAGCATGTATCTTTTCTTTGCAGTCCAGATACCAGTCGAGGCGATGTTCTCTCGCTTCATTATCATCTTCTGTTCGTATGCGTTTACATACTTGGCCAACGCTTCATAAGAACTCGAAATATACTTTTCAAGTTCCACCTCACAGATCTTATTAAGGAACGAAACAACGCTTTCATCAGTCGCTTCTCTCCCCTTGTATACAGTCTTGACCAGATCACCCAAATTGAGGTAGATACTATCAGTGTCACTAGCAATAACATAATCCTTTTTCTCCGTCTTTAGTATTCTGTTTAGATAAGTATTCATCTTGTGTTCTATCCATCGGATAGAAACTTGTCCTGACATTGTAATTGCTTCGGCATTAGTAAGATTGTAATATCTAAAATACTGATTCCCAATTGCACCATAGGCACTGTTCAATTGAATCTTACGTGCCATTTGAATGTTGTTATACTTACTTATACTTTTTTCTAATTCCTTTGTTGGGGTTTTCTCATATTCCTTCTTAGCAAGGATCATTAACTTCTTAGATTGTACACGTTCATCGTATATCTTCTGCATCATTTCTGGTAAGAAACCATGCATATCTTTACGATACATTGCACCATTTGCACATACAGCAAACTGTTCTGGAACATCTATTTTTTGTCCGAGGATCGCATTAACTGTAGCGGATGGATGCCTCTTCTCAACGAGGGTTTCTGGGGAAATATTATATTGCATAATGAGATGAGGATAGAGAGAATTAAGATCAAAACTAACCACCCACTCATAGCGTCCTGCAATCGGTTCCTTGACATAAGCTCCTTCATACTTGTCGTTTTTATCTGATCGTTTTGCGGGAGGGACAACGATACCCTTTTTCTTTAGGAAGTTGTAGATCAACGTATCCCACATTCTTACCTGATAGTATACATCTCTTACATTTACTTTTGCGTCATATGCTAGAGCAACAGCAAGTTCCAACAACTTCATCTTTTCTTCTAGACGCACAACAAGTTCCGTGTCAATGATGTTGTAGTCAATAAACTTCTGCCAATCATTTGTATAAAATGCTTTGAAGTTTTCATGTTCACTGTGATCAAGTTTTCTTTGACCAAGTTCCACGTTTGCAATATGATCTAGACGATAAGATTCTTGGTTTGTATAGGTGAACTTCTTATATAGATCCATATAATCCATCACATTTATTCCATACATGTTATAGATTTTGTTCTTTCTTCCTTTTATTTCTATCTCCTCATCATGCACAATGTTCCAAGGTGACATCATCTTCATTTCTTTCTCACCAAACAATCTTTCTAGACGTCCACAAATATATGGCACGTCATAAAGTTCTACATTCCAACCAGTAAGAATGTCAGGAAAGTGTTGTATCCAATAATCTAAGAAGGCACGAAGTAAATGCTCCTCACCATCACACAAAATATATTCTACATCATCACGTGTATTTTTATATGGTCGAGTGCCAAATACTTTTATCTTACGAGTTTGATAATCCTGCACTGTGATACTGAGCATTTCCTCAGCACATTCTAAAACATTAGGGAATCCATTCTCACATTGAACCTCAATATCAAGTGACATGATATTCATTTTCTTGAAGTCGAAGTCAACCTCATCAGGAAACTCTTTAGATATAAACTGATACAAGTATCTGTCATACCCATGCACCTCAAAGTTTGGAACCTCTTTGTATTGGTCTATAAACTTACGTGCTTCACGTACAGATTCAAACCTAACTGGTTTTGCATACCTACCATCAAGTGTTCTGAAGTTAGTTTGTTTTTTAGTAACAACAAAAAGAGTCGGAGAGAACTTGAACTTACGTTGAATACGTTGTCCATCTTCGTATCCAAGATAAAGCAAGTTGTCTCCAACTAGTTGAACGTTGGTGTAAAAACTCATTTAGTAACAGTCTCGTATTTCTTTTTCATCTCTTCTGTTGGTGTAACTATTGTAGCAATAGTCTCAGAATAAAGCAATACGTCAGTGTCTGTTGTGTAACGTGGCCATGGTTCTAGCGTGCCATCCTCATTAATTTTGTAAGGATCTTGCATGTGGCAACTAGGTTCTTCTTCTAGTTGTTCTGCCATGGTAATTAGTTCAATACCACTCTTTAAAATTATCAAAGCGATTTGCATAATGTTTCTAATTTGCGTAGGTCTTCTTTGTTCCAAATATTATTATCTTGTTTCTTGTATTTGTATACAGGAGAAATAGATTTTAGTTCTGGAATAAATTTTTTAGTAATTAGATTACCAATATACATCCAAGGTTTATATTCGTCAACCCTTATGTTAAAGTAACTAGGACCGTTGAACATAAGATGTTCAAATGTCTGTGTGTTACCTACAAATAATGGGAAGGGTTGTGGGACAAAATCTAATGTGTATAGAGGTGTCTCTATTGGTTGATCAAAAGTTACAATACCAAACTCACCATTGATTTGTGCAGGATAGTCAACTAGACATTTGCCTAGAAGAACAGGACCTTCAATCTCAACGAGTTGACTGCCATGAAATTTATGATCTGTTTTATATGAAAGAATTAAATTATCATCTGTATCATATAATTTAAGAGTCCTCATCGTCTAATATTGCTTCCGCATCTTTGAATATTTGTTCCATGTCAACATCATTATCTTGAACACCCGCAATGACCTCTTCATGTCTTTTAAAGTTTTTCTCGTAGTTGTCTTCTTTAATTGCTTGTACGTATTGTTCCGATATACTATCCAGAGGATCGTATGCAGTAATTACATGTCCTGCAGGAAGAAAGAAATCTTTTTCTTTACTTAGAGGTGCCCAAGGAAACCAAGATAATTGATAACCTTTTTCTCTATTAAAAACAATCTCCCCCTCGTCAGAGACAATTTCTAAACGAAAGGGTTTGTGTAACTTAAATCCTATAGATTCTTTTGTCTCAGGATCTGCTAACTCTTGGACTTCTGTAATTATTTCTTCGTTAGATCTCAATAATAAAATCTTTATGCTCATTCTACACTGCCACCCATCTTCTGCACATTACTCATGTATGTATCTCTAAGACTAGGAACTGGTTCTAGAATAGTAACTACCATATTATGATTGATAGGAACTTTAACCTCTGGTGTTAAAGGACACCATGGTGAATAATGAACTTTTACCTCTGGGTCTGTTACGATACCAGACTTGTCTAACTTAGGTTGATCATACTCAACTTTGTATGGGTAGTTCATGATGTATGCCTGTCTTTCACCAGAGTCTTTGTTGACTGCTTCCTGCAGATCACATATAACATTATCCCCATTAAACATTACAACAACTTTAACTCTCTCAGATTTTACTAAAAACTGTGGAGGTGTAGGAGGAGTAATATTGATAGGTTCTTTCTTACCTTTTGCCATGTCAAAAATGCTTTACTTATATTATAAAAGAGGGATCAACATTTGTCAATCCCTCTATGTATGTTAGATGTAATCTACTCTTTTGTGATGATCAGGAACTACTTTTCCCAATGTAATGGTGAGGAGTCCATCATTAAACTCGACGGATCTAACCTCCGTATCGTCGGAGAGCGTCCATGCTCGTTGGAAGGCACGTTGTGCCAATCCTTGATGGACATACGTTCCATCATCCTCTGATTTTTCTTTGCTGCCTTCGACATATATCTTTCCATACTCCGTATAGACTTTGACGTCATCTTGCTTGAAGCCAGCAAGTGCAATTTCAAGTCGTGATTCTTCATTAGAAATGTGTATAAGGTTATATGGTGGGTAACTGGTTTGTGTAGTGTTCCAGAATGAGTCGAAGTCATACCCGATGCTGTTCTTTGTGATCTTATCAAATAGTGATGGTAGATCGGCAGCAGTATACCTTTGAATTTCCATAGTTGTTCTCCTGTTATAGCGAGTGTTAGTTTGTGTCCCCGAAGGCGACATAACTATTTAACCACATATAACATATACACGCTATGGTATATACCGATACTGCTTATTCGGTTTCCTTCTTCTTGCCTATGTTGTATTTACTTTCTAGTGTCCAATCACCCTTTTCTCTATATGCAAGAACTTTGATTTGACTTAGAGGTGCTACGTCAGCAATACTTTCTTTGACGTTGATTGATACTAAACCCCAATCACCTAGCAACTGCACTATACGATTCCTACGTTGCACATCATTAAGACTTAGGTTCGCTTTTTTTCCGTCCAATGCGAACAACTCTTTGAAATGCACGATGTAGTATTTGCCCTGCTTATGCAGTATGTGACATGATTGATATAATTTTTTCTCTTTTCTGGATGCTACTCCAATTCTTGTCAGTGTTTCTCTTACTTTTAAAAAGTCATCTGGTTCTCGTAATCCTACCTCTATCATATCTTCGGTAGTCCATTTGACTTCCTCAGTGATCGCAGTCATCGTTTGCCTCCCATGTCATGTTTGTTACGAATATATTCAAGTTGGGTTTTGGTTAGAAGACTTACTGCGACCTTCGCTTTTTCATTACTATATCCATAGTGTTTTTTAACTAGATCCAAGTCATCGACTTGTTCCTTCTTCAACCAAGGAGAAAATCTTTTCCGTTTCCTCAAAGTATATAGGAAGAAACTATACTGCATATCTTTATCAAG